TAACGAAGGTAAAAAAGGACAGTCCACTGGTAAACTTGCTGGTAATATATCTACACAAAATAAAGTGTTAGATATGGAAACTGGTAATTACATACAACAACATACACAATTATTAGAATTTGTAGAATCTAAAGTACAATCATTATCTGGAGTTACAAGACAACGTTTAGGAAGTATATCTTCTTCTGAGCTTGTAGGTACAACAGAAAGAGCTGTGCAACAATCATCTCATATTACAGAAAAGTGGTATGATATACATAACAGCACTAAAGTTAGAGTACTTCAAACATTAGTGGATGTTGCTAAAGATGTATATAAAGGAAAGACAAAGAAATTTCAATACGTTACAGATAATTTAGCAACAATGACTTTTAACTTAATGGGTGATCAGTTTGGTTATTCTGAGTACGGAGTATTTGTTTCTAACTCTTCAAAAGACTTACAAGCTTTAGAGGCTTTAAAATCATTAACTCAAGCAGCTTTACAGAATGATAAAATGTCTATATCAGATGTTATCGGCATTTACAACTCAAGTTCAATTGCTGATATTAAGAATAAAATTGAGCAGTCAGAAAAAGACAGCCAAGCCAGAGCGCAAGAAGCACAACAACAGCAAATGCAAATGCAACAAGAACAACTGCAAGCGCAACAACAGTTAGAACAACAGAAAATGCAATTCGAGCTAGAGAAAGAAACTAGGGAAGATGCGCGTAACACAGAAGACAATAAAACTAAAATACAGATAGCTATGATGAATAATGAGGCTAAATCACAAGATACATAATTTAGCAAATTATATTTTAGCTATAATTGCAACCTTTTAATTATTTAAAAGAGTTGCTAATGATAACAAAGTTTATATTTTTGTTCACTGATAAATTAAATTAAGTATTACAAATGGCGATAGGAGATGATGCATTAGAAGGATTGGACTTAAGCGTGTTGAGTAACATCACGTCTAAGCCTGGGGAAGATGCCAAGCAAGATGAAAACTTAGACGCGGAGCCGTCTATTTTTGAACCTCAATTAAAAATAAAAGAGGTGAATGAGATTCCAGAAACGGGACTCAAAGAAAAAAAAGAAGAAGAAGAAAAAGAAGAACCTTCGGAAGATATAAAGGATGAGAAACCTGAAGAATCTAAAGCGGAAGATAAAGAAGAGCCAGTTTCTGAAACAGGTGAAGATAGCGAAGCAGAAGAAGAAACAGAAAACGCCTTTAGAGTATTTGCAGAGATGCAAAGAGATAAAGGACTTATTGATTATAAAGACGAAGATTTTGAAGAAAGTGACGATTGGTTGCTTGATAAAATTTCTAATACTATCGAAGATAAAGTAGGTGAGTATAAGGATTCAATTCCAGAAGAAATTAAATATCTATTAGACAATTACGAGGCAGGTGTCCCTCTAGGTAGTTTATTAGAGATGCAAAACCAAGAGCAAGTATACGAATCTATTTCGATAGAAAACTTGGAAAAAAGCGATAGTCTACAAAAAAATGTAGTGAAAGATCTCTTAATGAGAACAGGTTGGTCTGAAGAGCGAGCTAATAAAAAAATTCAGCGTTACGAAGATGCAGGAGTACTCCACGAAGAAGCGGAAGAAGCATTATCATCTTTAGTTGAAATACAGAAGCAAGAGAAACAGCAATTTGTAGAAAGTAAAAAACAAGAGGAACAACAAAGAGTTGAAACTCATCAAAAGTGGCTAGGTGATCTTAAAGATCATATTGGTACTAAAGAAGAAATACTACCTGGATTTAAACTGTCTCCAAAAGATAAAGACAATTTATATAAAGGTATAACTAAATTAGACAGAGAAGGTAAAAATGAAATCATGAGAATGAGAGAAAAAGATCCTGAGTTTGATTTAAAAATAGCATATTTAGCGACAATCCTTAAATGGGATTTTTCAGCATTTGAACGTCAGTCTACAACTAAATCAACTAGAAAGTTGGCAGACGTTATAAAGAGTACGAAAAAAACTGGTTCCAGACCAAGTAGAGGTACCTCTAAAGCTGTTAATTTTGACACTATGAGAAAGTCTCTGCGATAGGAGCTATTTATTTATAAACAACAAGTAACAATTAAATTAATTAAAAATGGCAAACACAATTAGTTCATTACAAATGTATGCTCCTAAAAGCTGGTCTGGTCTTACAACTGAGAACCACTTAGGAAGCGTATTTGCACAAGAACCTACATTAGTATCAAATATTATTAGTAGAGTTTTTGGCCTAAACCAATACGCTGGTTTAGATTATTTTTTATCAATTGGTGGAGGAGATCAAGAACTTCCAGATGATAATGATTACGAATGGTACCTAAAAGGAGATGACGAAAAAGCTATCTCTATTACAGGATACACTGCTGCTTCTTATGCAGGAACTCCTGGCCAATACGGATCAGAAATTCTTATTGAATTTGCAGAAAAATACTTTGCAGTTACAGATAAACTAGTATTAGATGATGGTGAAACTGCTGTACGTGTTATGCGTGAGCCTTTCATGCAGGGTACTTCTTTTGTTTATCCATGTATGATTATGGCAGCAGATGCTGCAGACTTTGTAGCTCCTTCATTGTTAGCTGCAGGATCTAAGGCGAGTAAAGAATACTCTCCGCAAGAAAGAACATTGAACAGAACTTATGGTGAAACAAGCTATACTTCTCCGTTCAAAATGCGTAATGCAATGTCTTTCTTATCTAAGACTTACACTATTCCTGGAAACATGCACCAACGTCCTTTAGTTATTGAGATGATGGACCCTAAGTCTAACAAGTCTACTAAGATTTGGACTCAGTATGCTGAATACGAATTCATGTGTCAGTGGATGAAAGAAAAAGAGCGTATGCTTTGGTTCTCTAAAGCTAACAAGCAATCTAATGGTACTTACAATGTTATGGGTGCTTCAGGTACTCCAATCATTGAAGGTGCAGGTTTACGTGAGCAAATCTCTCCATCTTACAAGTTCCACTATACTGACTTTACAATTGATTACTTAGAAGATGTATTATTGAACTTATCAATTAACATTCTTCCAGAAGATCAACGTCACTTCGTAGCGTTTACAGGTGAAAGAGGTATGGTACAATTCCATAGAGCTCTTGAAAACCACGCTGCTCGTTTCCAACCATTAGATTCTAAAAGAATTTCTGGTGATGGACAAAACTTATCATTCCAAGGTCAGTACAGAGAGTTTATGGGACCACAAGGTATCCGATTTACTTTAGTACACTTACCAATGTATGATAATGAAGTACGTAACCGTGTACCGCATCCAAAAGGTGGATACACTGAATCTTACCGTTACACTATCCTTAACATGGGTACTGCAGGTGGCGAGAAAAATATCCGTAGAGTATATCCTAAAGGACGTAAGGAATTAATGTGGCACGTAGCTGGTTCTACTTCTCCACTTGGTCCAAACACTTCGTTCTCTAAAGGATCTGCATCTGCAGTAGATGGTTATCAATTATTCGCTCAAGCTCAACAAGGTGTGCTTATTGCAAACCCAATGTCTTGTGCTGAATTGATTTACTCATCTGCAGTATAATAATAGATAATTAATATAAACACGAAAGAAGAAGAAGATGGCAAAAGTTGCAAAACATAAAGCTGAAGTGAAGAAAGAAAGTGTTATTATAAATACTAGACCAGATAAGGTTACTCTAAAACCTATAAAGAAAAATGGATGGCTCCCTGAAGATCACGACGGGAGCGTCCGTTATTCTAAATGCTTCGAGCGGTTAACCGTTCAAGCTGCAAGAGGTACAGGAGTGCTACAAACTGGATTATCTGATGAAGATGAAAAACGTCTTGAAAATAAAATGAACATGTCCTCTGGAACGTTGTCTAGATACAACAAAGACTATTGGACTATGTTTAGAGTAGATGTTCCTAAAGAAGGAGCTATTCTTGACCTTTCTTCTCCAGAAGATGAATTAAAATACTTAGTTTTAAGAGCGCATCAAAGAGTTGCTAACTCAGAAATGGAAAGATTTGATTCTCCATTTGCAGAGTACATAATGACTTCAGATGAGCAAGAAGCTAAAGTAGTAAACAAAAAATCTAAACTTAAGCGTAAGGCTTACAAAGTGTTTAGTGGGATGAGTACTACAGAAATGAAAGATGTTCTTAAAGTTATGGGTAAACGAGTTGGAGACGATGCGTCTGTAGACTTTGTTGAATCACAACTGGATAAAATCGTAACAGATAATCCACAAGAATTCTTAACTACTGTAGAAGATCCAACATTTGCAATGAGAGCGTTTATTGATGATTGTATATCAGCAAGAGTTCTTGTAAAAAATGGTACTAAATACCAACTTCCTGGTGGAGATGTTGTAGGGTATACACTTGAGCAAACGATTGAATATTTACAAAATCCTGAAAATCAGGAAGTGTATTTAGATTTAAAAGGTAAAATGTCTATAAGCAAATAATATGACTAGAGCTGAAATGCATACAGAGTTTAAATTATTGATGGATAAATCAGGGGAAGGCGGATCGCCTTCTTTCCTGGCTTCTGAAATTGATTCCTTCTTGAACATAGCTCAAGAAAAGTTTATATCTAAACGTGCATTTGGAAACAACCCTAGACGTACTAGTTTTGAAGAGAATCAAAAACGTAGAGACGATTTAAGAAATTTAATTTCTAACGAAGCTATAACTAGTTTTGTAATAAATCCTACTGCATCTAAACCTAACGGTGTATTTGCATTACTACCTAATGATTACAGACATAGCATAAATGAAGAGGCTACTATTTATACAGGAGACAATTCAACTGCTACTAGAAGAGTTAGTGTTAAACCAATAACTCATGATCGTTATAATAAAATTATAAATGATCCTTTTAATAAACCTGATAAAGATACAGTATACAGACTAGATTTTGGTTTGTTAGCTACTGACGAAGTTGTAGAAACAGAAGAAGGTGAAGAAATCAATTCTGTAACTAATAGTTATTTTGAATTAATATGTGGTGATGGGCAAACAGTGTCTTCTTATATTTTAAGATACATTAAAACCCCCACTAAAATTGCTCAAGATTCAGCTTGTATATTAGCTACACACACTCATAAGGAACTTGTAAAAATGGCTGTCGTAGATGCTTTAGAAAATGTAGAGCAACCACGATACCAGTCAAGTAAAATTGAACTTAACGAAATAGAATAAATAAAATGGCAAGAACAGCAAAAATAACAAATGCCAATGTAGGGCCTCGACAGAATGTCGGAGGTAACGTTGGTAATACTCCCGTTCGAGCACAAGATTTTAACGATCTTGCGGGGGACTACGTCAGTTTATCTGATGCGAATGCTCAATCTATTGCTAGTGCTGTAACGGTTTCTGGTGCTGCTGCTTTAAGCAGTACATTAGCAGTTACAGGTGATTCTACTTTAACTGGAGCTGTTACAGCTACAGCTGGAGTGCAATCTGCCGCAGTCGCTATTGTAGCAACTGCAGACGGTACAGGTACAGGAACAATTCCTGCAGGTACTTCTGTTGCTTCAATAGTATGTGGGGCTGCAGCAAGAATTGTTATATTACCTGCACCAGTAATTGGAAATATTATACATTTAATTGAAACAGCTACAACTGGTTATGAGCTAAGAACTTCTGCTCCAGCTAGTATTGGTATTAATGGGGGAACCGCATCAAACGGTGAGTCTGCTGTACCAGGAGCAACAACATACACTAGATGTGTATGTGTATCTGCTACAAATTGGATATGTAATACTTTTGATGCAGATGGTGATGAGGCTAAATTAGAACAAGCTGCTGCATAATAATTAATTAATTTTTAAAAAAGAAAACAAATGTTTAAAACAGATAATTCCCTACATGTATTTGTAGGACCAAATAGCGCTAGTGCAAATGCAGCATTCCAAAA